GCCGACCGGAATCGTCGAGGTCGTCGGGATGAAGATGCCGCCCGGACGGACCTCGTAGTCGGTGCCGGCCGTGTAGGTCGTCGAGCCGCCGGTATTCGTGACGGCCGTGATCGCGATGCTCGGCTTCGAGGTCGCGATGAAGTGACCCTTGCCCGTGAGGACCGAGGCCGCTTCGTTCGTGACTGCCGTGACCGACAGGGCATTCGTCGAGCCGTACAGGACGCGAGCGAGGTTTGAAGGCGAGAGGTCGTGCGCCGTCAACTGCATTTCGACCGACGAGATTCGCCGGACTTCGTTGTAGGTGCCGCCGCCCGGCTGCGTGTAGTCCCGCAATTCCTTCGTCTCCTCATTGACGACGAAGTTGAGTGCGGAGCAATTGCCGACTTCGAGAAGGCCGGCGGAGCCGCCCACTTCCTCAAGGTAGACCTTGCCGGAGCCGAGGTAACTGTAATCGGTTGACATGATGAAAGCCTCTTAGGGGGTGCCCTTGAAAGTTGAACGAAGTCGGAAATTCAGCGGGAGGTAACAGTAGCCGCCTTCATACAGGGGCGCCGGCGCCTCGGCGAGCCGCAACTGCGACCCATTAGCGAGGACGTCGAAGCCGAGGAGGGCCTGCAAGACAACCTCCGCAATGCGCCCCGCGTCGACCGTGGCGGGGGTCGGTTCACCCTGCGCGCTCGCATTCTTGCCGGTCGAGACGACGAGCCAATTCTGATTGATCGCTTGCACGCGCCCGAGTGCGACTTGCTCGCCGACCGAGTGCCCCTCGTAGACGACATGAACGGCCGGGGCAAACTGCCGCGACTCCGGCACGCGAGCGAGTTCCGCGGCCGTGAAGACGCGGACGTTCGCGGTGAGCGCATTCGCCCCGAGGAAGGTTTTGAGGCGGGCGACGATTGCGTCTTGCGCTGCGATGAACATTCAGGCCGCCTTTTTTCCGGCGCCGCTGCGGCCGGCCCAATAGCGCTTGAGTGCGTCGACGACGGCCTTCGACCAAACCGGCGGAAGCGACACGGTCGACGAGCCGGGGCGAATCGGGAAGAAAGGCCGGGCCGGGATGACGGACTTGCGGGCGAAGACGTAACTCCCGGGGGTCGCGCCGGCCTCGCTGCCGCCTTTGCCGAAACGCAAAAGGCCGGACTTGTTATCGGGCCGCGGCAGGATCGTCGCGCCGAATTGATGCACCTTCGCAACGTCGGAGGTTTTGCCTTTCCACGTCGCGAGAAACTTCGTCCCGATGGTGACTCCCTGATCGTCGGCGACGTAGCCGATTCGCTTGTAGAGGTGTTGCCGGGTATCCATGAGCGGTTGACCCTGCCGCATTTTCAGGGGCGCCCATTTGTTGCCCCAAGGGTCGACGCCGAATTTGAAACCCTGCTGAATCTTCGACAGGACCGACCGGCCGATGGTCGCATAGAGGGGAGTCATGTCCTTCGGCAGGGCATTCGCAAGCATGGCTCGCGCTCCCTTGTCTCGGACAGAGAATCGGAGGATTCGCCCCATGCGACCCCCTCAGAAGTCCGCGAGTGTGTCTGCGGTGAAGACCCGCTCCGCGGAATAGCCGCCGAAGGTGATCTTCGCCGCGGCAACTGCGCCGGTGCTGCCCGGAGGGAGGACGACCGTGCCCGCTGCGATGCCCTTGAGGACGTCGAGCGCATCTTCAAACCTTCGCCGGACTTCCTCGGGCGCCCTCTGATCGTAGAGGCGGAAGCGCACGATATCGGCGGAGAGGTTTGCGAGGAGGTCGGGGACGAAAGTGAGCGGCAGCGTGTAGCGGCCGCCGACGTAACCGTCAATCAATGCGTCCGCGTCTTTGATGACTGCCGCGAGCGCTGCCGTGTCAGGGGTGCCCTCGTTCGTGCGGTCGAGCAATTGGTCGACTTCGGTCGAACCGAAGCGCGAATTCATTGCCGATTGCGACGTGTAGGGCATAGGAGAGACGAGGGAAGGGAGGGCGCCCTACTGGGCGCCCCCCTTGTCTTCGGACTCCGCCTCGGCCTTCGCATCGGCCTTCGAAGGCTTTGCGGCCTTCGCGACCGGAGAGAGGACCGCGCCGGCAGCCTCCGCGACCTCGGCGGAGACGTCTACCGTCTCGCCGGCCTCGAAGGTTTTGCCGTCATGGCAGAAGGTCCAGTTTGCGACAAACTTCATTGCCTATCCCTCGTTCGCCTTCGCGTCCTATTACGCGATTGCGTTCTCGAAGAAATAGCCGACGTCCGAGGCGACGACCAATTCCTTGAGCGTCTCGCCCGTGCGGACACGGGTGCCGCCGCGGAGGCCGACCTTCGGCTCCGGCATTTGACCGGCGACGCGGGTGCCCCAAGTCGCGGTGAAACCGAAGGTGATTCCGTTCGTCGGGCCGGCCTGCGGGTTGAGGTAGAGCATGGCGGCATGCTTGCCCCAAAGGCGCGTCATGGTCGGGGTCTGTCCCGGCTTCGCGGAGTTGTACCAACCGCGGCCGATGATGACCGAGTCGACTTCGAGCAACTGCGCGAGGTTCTGCTGCCCCGCGAAGATGCCGCCGACCGAAGCGTTGCCGCCGGCCGGATACAGGGCCGCAATCATCTTCGGATGCTGACGCAGCTTCGACCAAACCGACTGACTCAGGACGAGCGTGTTCGGGCGAATGAGCATCGTGTCCATTGCCGCGAGCATGGCCGACAGAGGATCGGAGTTCGTGTAGTCCGACCATTGCGACGTGCCCGAGAGGGTCGTCTTGTTGCCGGCCGGGTAGGTCGCGGCAGCGAAGACGGTGTCCGAAACCCGCTTCTCGCGGTCGAGCATGATGAGTTCGGCGATGCCCTCGACGGCCTTGCCGATGGGATTGATGCCCGGGGGCGCCGATTCCACGTCCTCGACCGGGATGACGTCGTCGAGGCCGTAGTCGAGGACGGCGGCCGTCGATTCGGTCGCGGTGAACTCGACTTCGGTCGGGCGGCCCTTACGCCCGACAATCGTCTCGGGGATCGTGAAGCGCTCGGCCTTGTTGTGGTTGAGGTACTTGAACGAGCGCGAGCCGACCGGGGTCTTCGGGAGGACCTGATCGGCAATGAATGCCTCGTTCGTGTAACTGAGCGCAATCTGCGTCAGTTCCGTCTGCAACGGGAAGGGAAAGTTCATGTGCGGAGACTCCGAGAGGTTTTGAAAGCGGTTGTCGGGTCGTGAGGGGAGACGCTAGGCCTTAGCCCTGCGTCGTGCCCTGACGGATGAGGACGGAACCGAGGTCGCCGGACGCGCCCGCGACGAGCGCGACGCCGATGATTCGGTTATTCGTGCCCGCCGACGGGGCCGCGGTGACGGCCTTGCCGTTCGCATCCGTCGTCAGGAGCGCGCCGACCGCGACGTTGCCGCCATACTCGACCGTTGCGACTCCGTCGAGGATGACGTCGAGCGTCTCGCCGCTGCCCGCGCCGAGGGAATCCGCGACGCCGAGGATGACGTCAGAAACCGCGGCCGCCTGAGCGCACGTCTTCTGACCCGTGATCTTGACGATACGGCACTTTGCAATCGCTGCGTCCGCGACGTAAGTGCGGGCGAGGCCTTCGTGACGAATGGACATTTGTGTAACTCCGAGAGGTTTTGAGAATTCGTGAAGGGGGAATCAGGCGCCGAGGAGTTCGGCGCGGACCTGTCCGACGGCCTCGGTGAACGAAAGCGTCTTGCCCGAGTCCTTCGCGGCCTTCACCTTCGCCCGTGCCTTTTCGGCGACGTCCTGATCGCTCAGGGATTCGGGGTCGCCGCTGCCGGAAGCCGGGGCGCGCTCCGAGTAGTCGACGAGCTTCGGACGCGCAGCGAGCAACGCCGCGACGAATGCGCGGGGATTGTGCTTTGCCGGAGTCTTGTCGGCGGCCTCGCCGAATTCGATTGTCGCTTCGCCTTCGGGCAGGCTCGCCATGAACTCGACGAGGGCGCCCTTCTCCGCCGGGAGGGCCTTGCCCGCCTTGACGAGGTCGTCGACCGTGACTTCGATTGCCTTGCGGGCGAGCGCGGCCTCGCGTGCGGCAATGGCTGCCTCACGCTCCGAGAATTCCGCGACCTTCGCCGCGGCGCCTTCGAGTTCCTTGATGCGGGTCTTCGCGGCTTCGAGTTCGGCGGCCTGCGCGGCCTGAGCGGCAATCTGCTCGGGAGTCA